CCTATGCCCTGGAACACCACTGGAGTCAATTCAACACAAGTTGAATTTTGGAAGGTTTCTGACTATATGGGTATCGAGCTTGAACGAATGCCTGGTGACTATGGATCGTTCGTGTTTGATTATCCGGACTTCTTCACTGGGTCGTTGGGTTACATGTGGTGGAATAAGATATGTATGGGTATGTATAACTCCGTTGCAGACACAGCTTCTAGACCTCCATTGAGGAGTTGGGATAACAATCCTTTACGTATTGCTTACACTAGTTTCGTTACTAGAGACTACGCTGTTACCAGCGAATACTTGCTGACTTATCTAGGCACTAGTACTGAGACCCTTAACTCTGCGTTTACGAACACTTTTTATCCTAATCTGGGTCTGAAGATTCAAGCGCTGTTTTGCAAAGCTCAGTTCGATAACAGTATTCCAGTTGCTGAGGCGGGATACGCATTGGCTAAAGCCCACGGTTGTATTCATATGTATGCACCCGCGAGAAATGGCTACGGTTTAACGATGTATGAAACGAGGAATACTCCTAAGATTGGTTGGTTAGCTCCGCTGGGTAGTACCTTTGCAGGCACTCCCTGGTTGACTACGACGTTTGGGCTTATGATACCTACAATATTGCCGGACTATATTCCGCAATTGGAGACCAAGTATAAGACGGCTTCGTTTTCACCTTTCATGGGGCCAACCAGAGGTTTGATAGGCTACCAGGCTGCAGACCAGGCGGTGGTTGACCTAACAGGAGGTTGTTTTTCGACGCCGATGAAAGCCTCGGAGCAAGCCTTTACAGTAGCGACGTCTCAAGTCCCTGAGGTTGATGACATATCCCTGTTTAACCAGAGGTTAGCTGTGATAGCTTTTAGGTACAGTTCGTTTACTTTTGGCGCGGTGGCTGTAGCTAATCTACCGTTTGTTCCGTTCCTTTCCCGGCTATACGGACCGCCAGATTGGACTGTGGATAACGTTCTAATAAAGCCAGGGCCGCTAGTCACATCAACGAGAATGTATCCTTACATGGATAACACGTCCAGAAAGTTGACTCTTGGTACAACAGATGCGGCACAGTCTCAATTGTACTCTCGCGTTTACGCCGGATTGTCTAGCACTGCTGTGTGTGTGTGGTTGTTCGATGATGTGACACCGATGCCTGCTACTGTTATTACCGCTGGTGGATCGAATGTCTCGAACAAGATGATTAAGAGAACCTCGGCATCGGGGGGGGGCAAGTCCCCTTCCAATGCCGAGGGAGGGGACAAATAGACTACTT